GCTGGTAGACGAGATTATGAAGTTTCGCGCTGACCCGGTATATATGGTTAGATCTTTGTGGGGCATAGATCCCACCGACCAACAAAAACAGCTTTTGACGGCTGCGGCCAAACCTGGGGCCAAAGTAGCGGTCAGGTCCGGGCATGGCACCGGCAAAACAACCAGCCTAGCCTGGTTAGTGCTATGGGGGCTGATATGTTTTGATGATGTCAAGATACCTTGCACCGCTCCGACCGGGCACCAGCTAGAAGATGCACTTTGGGCAGAGATCTCCAAGTGGCACGGCAAGATGCCGGCCTGGTTCCGCGACCAGATCGAGGTCCAGGCGGGGCGCGTCTACGTGAAAGATGCAAAAGAAACGAGGTTTGCTGTGGCGCGGACAGCCCGGAAAGAAAACCCGGAAGCTCTGCAGGGGTTTCATGCTACGAACCTGCTTTTTGTCATAGACGAAGCTTCCGGGGTTCCAGAGTCAGTCTTCGAGGTGGCGCGGGGCGCGCTGTCCACCAAAGCGGCGCGGGTAGTAATGTGCGCAAACCCGACGCAGCTTACCGGATACTTTTACAACGCTCACCACAAAAACCGGGACAACTGGACCAGGTTACACTTTTCGTGCTTGGATTCCCCCTTAGTTGACCCGGCGTATCCCCGCGAGATGGCCGAGGAGTACGACGAGGACTCGGATGTATACCGTGTACGTGTCTTGGGCGAGTTCCCGCGCGCTAGCGTGGTTCAACTCATCCCCTTGGACTTGGTAGAGGGCGCGATGGGCAAGCACCTTCGGGCCGACCAATACAACTTTGCTCCCAAAACCCTTGGCGTTGACGTGGCGTGGTACGGCGATGACCGAAGCGTCATCGTACTCCGGCAGGGGCTGATGAGCACCGTGCTCGGCAAGTGGCGTGATATTGACAATATGACGCTAGCCGGGCTGGTTGCGCAGTACGAGGATGAGTATCAGACCGATACAACCTTTGTTGATGTGGGATGGGGGACCGGGGTTATAGACCGATTGCGGCAGATGGGGCGAAACCCCGTGGCGGTCAACTTCGGCGGGAGGCCGACCAGCGCTAAGTATGCCAACAAGCGAACGGAGATGTGGTGTGAGATGAAAGCGTGGCTTGAAAGTGGCGGGGCGCTACCCGACGATGAGGACTTGCGCGATGATCTGATTGGACCGGAGTATTCCTTTGACCCATCCGGGCGCATCAAACTAGAGCGCAAGGAGGATATGAAAAAGCGCGGACTAGCCAGCCCAGACATTGCGGACGCTTTGGCTCTTACTTTTGCTTATCCAGTCCGGGCAGCGAGCAGTGTTACGGCTCAGTTTGCCCGATCCAAATATGATGTATTAGATTTTTAGGAGGTGATTGATATGGGTGCAGCAGCGATTCCGCTTGCAATAATGGCAACACCCCTTGTAGTGGCTGGTATAGATGCCATAGGCGACGCGGCGAAAACGATGGAGAAAACGATGGAGAAAGCGATGAAAGACGAAGGCGGCGGCAGTGCCCCGCAGATCCCCGAAATGCCTGCAATGCCTGCCCCCGCCCCGCAAAAAGATGCTCCTGACCAGTACAACCGGATGCGCGAGAAGCTAAGACGCGACCGGATGCGGCGCGGATTGGCATCGACGATCCGGACCGGCGGTATGGGGGATACAACGCTAGCGAACCTATCCGCTCCGTCGCTACTCGGCGGAACACAGAAAACTCTTCTTGGACAGTAGGTGGTGATAATGGACAGAAAACCTTTTGAGCGTCGTTTCAGAGATCTGCAGCAAGAGGCCGAGAAGTGGAGGCCGCTATGGCAAGACCAGCAAGCATATATCGACCCTGCACGCGGGCGGTTTCTAGACAAACCAAACAGCGGCGACAAACTCAATCATCAGAAGCTGCTCGACAACACTCCAACCAGAGCCAATACAACCCTAGCAAGCGGGATGCTGTCCGGTCTTACTTCCCCATCCAGACCGTGGTTCAAATTAGGGCTATCAGATCCCGATCTAAGCAGGTTCGCCCCAGCGCGTAACTGGCTAGACGATGTGCAGGAGCGGATGATGGCAGTCTTCTCAAAATCCAACATCTACAACAGCCTTCACGCGGTTTACCAGGAGTTGGGGCAGTTCAACACGGCGGCCATGATGTTATCGGAGGACTTTGAAAACGTCATCAGAGCGCGAACGTTTACGGCGGGTGAGTATTATCTCGGTTCCGGCCATGACCTCCGGATCAATACCTTTGCCCGTGAAATTTGGATGACCATAGGGCAAATGAAAGATCTGTTTGGTTACAACAACCTTTCTGATTCAGCCAAAAAGCAATACGACAACAACCAGTTATATGAATGGCGGAAAGTATACCACATGATCGAGCCGAATGATGGACGCGAACCGGGGAAAAAGGATGCGCAAAATATGCCGTTCCGGTCCGTATATTGGGAAGAGGGCGCAGAGGACGAAAAGTTCCTGCGCGTGTCAGGTTACGAAGAGTTCCCGGTCTTTGCGCCGCGGTGGGATGTTGTCAGTTCAGACATTTATTCGCGGAACGGTCCGGGTGCGCACGCTCTCGGCGATTGCAAAGGGCTGATGAAGAGCCGAAAAGACTACTTCATGATACTAGACAAGATAGCCGATCCGCCTCTCAACGCTCCCGCTTCGCTCCAAACTAAAGGCGGAGTAAACTTCCTTCCCGGCGGGGTTAACTACGTTGGGGATGGGATGGAAAACACCAAAGTAGAACCGGCTTACACAATAGCACCACGGTTGCAGGAAATCACGCTGGACATTCAAGACCTACGTAACGCAATCAAAGAAACTTTCTTCGTTGATATGTTCCTGATGCTAGCCAATACCGACCGGCGGCAGATCACCGCTCGTGAGGTGGCGGAACGGCACGAAGAGAAACTATTGATGCTTGGTCCAGTGCTAGAGCGGTTAGAGTCAGAGTTGCTAGACCCTTTGATTGGCCGGACTTTCAATGTGATGCTACGCGCCGGACTACTCCCTCCACCGCCACAAGAGCTACAAGGCAGGAACCTCAAAGTGGAGTATATCTCTATGCTTGCCCAAGCGCAGAAAATGGTTGGGACAACCACAGTAGAGCAGTTATCCGCCTACGTCGGCAGTTTAACGGCTGTAGTGCCGGAAGTCATTGACAAATTCAACGCCGACAAAGCAGTTGACAGGTACGCCGATATGCTGGGGGTTGAGTCTGAAATCATCCGCGGCGACGAAGAGGTTGCCGAAATACGGAAGCGCCGTGCGGAAATGATACAGCAACAACAGCAGATGGAGCAAGTGCAAGCCGCTGCCCAAGGAGCAAAGGTACTCTCCGAAACCAGAGTAGGCGAGAACAGCGCATTAGATGCTTTGTTAGGTGGTGGCTAACGTTGTACGAAGACAGGGAAGAGCAGCAAAAGGAACAACAAAAAGAGTATGAACGAAAGCGCGACCGGGAATTAAACGACTTGCGGAAGATACTGAAAACCCCCGAAGGGAGGCGTGTTATCTGGCGTTTGCTAGAAGAAGCGAAGATATTTCAGTCAGTCTTTACCGGCAACTCTGGGACCTACTACAAAGCAGGTTACAGTGACTTTGGACGGTTTATTTTATCAGAAGTTCTGGAGGCAAATAAAAACGCCTTCACGCAAATGATGAATGAAGCTTGGAGCGAAAGGAGCCAAACCAAATGAGCGAAGAAACCATCTTAGCCGCCGAACAGGATAACACCGGAGTAGGCGACGAGGAATCAATTCTCGGCGAATCTGCAGAAGAGCCGACTGACAAGGCCGAGACAGACCAACCGGAAGAGGACAAGCCGGAAGAAAAGCCGGGTGCGCCGGAAGAATATGCCGATTTCACCTTGCCGGAGGGAATAGAAGCCGACCCCGACTTGATTGCAGAATTCAAGACGGAGGCGAAACGTCTTAACCTCTCGCAAGAGGATGCACAGAAGTTGGTAGATATGCAGGCGAAGCTGGCTGAGAAACAGGGCAAAGCAGTCCTCGAACAACACCGAAAGACCGTAGCGGAGTGGGCTGCCCAAGTCAAGCAAGACCTGGGTGCCGACTACCAGAAAGAGTTGTCCTACGCCGCAAAAGTAATCAACAGATTTGGAAGTCCCGAACTGCGGGAGTTTTTCAATGTCACTGGCATTGGCAACCACCCAGAATTGGTGAAGACGTTTGTGGCGATCGGGAAACAAATTAGTGAAGACGCCTTTGTCGAAGGCAAAGCAAAAGCTGCTCCAAAATCAGCGGCTGAAATCCTATATGGTGATACCCACAAAATTAAAAGAGGTGAGTAACATTGTCTATTATCGGAACCGCCGTAACCTTGCAGGATGTTG